CAGATCCTACAGGATGGCGTTTGTTAGTTTTACCATACAAAGGTCAAGGTAAAACAAAAGGTGGTGTAATATTAACAGATGAAACTATGCAAGAACGTGGCTACACAACAGTGACTGCTTTAGTTCTTAAAATGGGTGATGATTGTTATGCTGAAGATAGGTTTCCAAAAGGACCGTGGTGCAAGAAAGGCGATTGGATTATATTTGGTCGTTATGCTGGATCAAGGTTTGGAATAGAAGGTGGAGAAGTGAGAATACTAAATGATGACGAGATAATTGCTGTGGTAAAAGACCCAGAGGATATCTTGCAATATAAATAGAACAGGAGCAAAATATGCCTGCAATAGAGACGCAAGCCGAAGCCGATGAAAAAATGGTCGATCTTCCTTCTACTGGAAAGTCTGTTGACGTTAAACTAGACGATACAGAAAAGAAAATTAATAAGGAAGATGACGTTGAAGTAGTCAATGAATCTAAAGAAGTTGTTGTTGAAGAGAAAAAAGAAACAGCTTCTGAAGGTGAAATGGAAGATTACGGGAAGAAAGTTCAATCCCGTATAGACAAATTAACTAAAAAAGTACGTGAAGCTGAAAGACGAGAAGCTGCTGCTGTTGAATATGCTAAAGGTGTTCAAAATCAAGCGCAGTCTTTACAAAATAGAGTTGGAAATCTAGATCGTGGTTATGTATTAGAATACAGTAATAGAGTTAAAGCTCAAACTGAGGATGCTAAAACACGACTTAAAGAAGCTATGGATGCAGGAGATATTGATTCTCAAGTAACTGCACAGCAAGATCTTGCTAGATTAGCTATTGAAAGTGAACGTGTAAAAGCAACTGAGGCTAAACGTGAAAGAGCTAAAGAAGCGGCTGAAAGACAACAATATCAGCCACCTAACCCTCAACAACAATATCAACAAAGACCTCCACCAGCAAGACCAGATCCTAGAGCGGAAGAATGGGCTGAAAAGAATGAATGGTTTGGACAAGATGAACCAATGACCTTGACATCTTTCTCAATTCATCGTAAACTAGTGGAAGAAGGATTTGACCCCAAGAGCGATTCGTACTATAATGAAATAGACAATCGAATGAGGGAAACATTTCCTCACAAGTTTGAACAACAAGTTTCGCCTTCTCAAACGGTTGCTTCTGCAAATAGAAGTACACCTGGAGTAAAGCGCAAAGGTACTGTGAGACTCACACCATCACAGG